GATGACGGAAAAATTATTGTGACTCCTCACGGATTCATTGGAGGTAAAGAGGCATCTGAAGAGAAAGTCTCATTGGAGAAATATAAAAAAGAGTATGCTGAATATTGGAAAGATATTATCGGAACTGATGGCGATTTTACTCTGAAAGAAGAAAAAGAAGAAGATAATTAAAAAAAAGTTGTAATTATTCTACTTTTATTATATTTATAGATATTTATTAATATGGGAAGAAAGAAAAAAGAAGAAATTGAAAAAAAAGTTAAGATAGGAGTATCGGTTGACCCCGAAATGCCACAATACTTTAAGGACAAATCAATAAACTTATCTTCCCTTGTTAATAAACTACTAAAAGAATATATTAAAAATGGAAACTAAAGTTTGTACTAAGTGTAGTATTGAAAAATCATTATTAGAATATAACGTATGTTCAAGAGTAAAAGATGGGAGAAAGGCGGAATGTAGAGAGTGTCAAAGACTTGGGTCTAAGGAATATAAACTTAAAAATAATAAAAAAATAAAAGAATATAATTCTAAATGGAATTCTGAAAATAAAACATATTATCAAGAATATCGTAAAATATGGATGGTTGAAAATTATGATAAAGTTTTAGAAACAAGGAAAAGATTCAAAGAAAAAAACCCTAGTTATTATAATAATTATAATAAGCAAAGAAAAAAACAAGATGTATTGTTTAGATTAATTTTTGATATGAGAAATTCGGTTAACAGGTATTTGAAATATCGTTCAAAACGAACATTTGATATTGTTGGTTGCACGCCAGAATCTCTCAGAGAACATTTAGAAACCCAATTTATTAATGGTATGAGTTGGGATAACCGCAGTGAGTGGCACATTGACCACATCATTCCATTATCGTCGGCAAAAACTGAAGAAGAACTTTATAAGTTATGTCATTATAGTAATCTCCAACCTCTATGGGCAGGAGACAATTTAAGTAAAGGAACCAAAGTATTCACCAATTAAATCACAAATTGTGATTAAAACATTATTAGTAGACGGAAACAATGCCCTTTTAATAGGGTTCTATGGAGTTAGAGATTTATACAACAATGGTGAACATTTAGGGGGAATTTACCATTTTATTAATACCTTACGAAAATTTCTTGAAGAACACAACCACGACAAGGTTGTCGTATTTTGGGATGGTGAGTCAAACTCTTCCATAAGAAAATCCATATACCCCCAATACAAAGCAAATCGACGGCAGGATATGAACGAGTTTAAGTACGAGTCATATCTTCAACAGAAGTCGCGTGTTAAACAATACCTTGAGGAAATTTTTGTTCGTCAGGTTGAAATGGATAATAACGAGGCGGATGACCTTATAGCTTACTATACTAAAATTTCTGTCGATGAAGAAATAATAATATTCTCTGCGGATAAAGATTTAACCCAACTTATATCAGAACGGGTAACCATCTATTCTCCGACCTCCAAACAATATTATAGGTATGGAGACATGATTACCATTAACAAGGTCAACATACCCCACCAAAACGTCTTATTAACCAAAATTTTGACAGGGGATAAGTCCGACAACATAGATGGTATTGAAATGTTGGGGGAAAAGACTTTGGTTAAACTATTCCCTCAAATGTTGGAAAAATCATGCACTATCGAGGAAATATTAGATAATGCACGAAATATCGAACAAAAGAAAAAACCAAAGGCGTTAGAAAACATTTTGATTGGTAAAACTAAAAGCGGTACATTTGGAGAACAATTCTTCGAAACAAACAAAAAAATCGTGGATTTACACAATCCTTTAATCACTGATGATGGGAAAGAACTTGTGGAACAGATACATACAGACACAATAGACCCCACCGACCGTGGATACAAAAACTTGATGAGAATGATGATGGAGGACGGACTTTTCAAGTACCTTCCCAAGAACGACGAGGCTTGGGTAAATTTCCTCCGACCATTTATGAAACTTACACGAAAAGAAAAACGAAACACAAACAAAAATTAAAAAAACTTTATGAAAGAGCAAGACAGCACTAAAATGGAATTTCTTTTAACTCTTAACGACAACATTGTTGTTCAAAGGTATTTCAATGTAAGAGGTTACAATCCAAAGGCGAAAAACTCAATTGAATTTTATAATCTTATTAATGAGATTAAAGATGACTTACAGTATCATCTTAAAATGAAGACTGTTATTTACATGACGGATAATAGTGAATCTATTATGCATGACTCATCAGTTATGGATACTTCTTATACTGATGGGCCAGAAATATTCAACATTTTTGTAAAAAATGGCGACACGACAATTTGTCATAGAATTTTTGATGGAAAATATTTTCCACCCAAAGTTCGTTATACCGTTGACGTACGACCATTTTTGAAAGACATTCTTCGAGAATTGACTGACATTTTTTCAGAACAAAGATTATCTTATCAATATTTGGATTTTGATTTGAGTAAGTGAGTATTTAATAATACACAGGGGAGCATTACAAATATATGAACAAAAATTTCGATTACTTAGGGAACACTTTCCAGATTCAACTATTGAATCAGATTGTGGTAGATAAAGATTTTTCATCGTCTATTCTTGATGTCATCGAGTCAACATACTTTGATAACAAGTATTTCAAAATCCTTTTACAGATGATTAAGGAATACTATGTAAAGTATGAATCAACCCCTAACTTCGAAACTCTCGAACAAATTATCAAGTCTGAAGTTTCTCAAGAATTAGTCGCAAAAATTGTTTTAGATACACTTAAACAAGTTAAAGAAGCTCCATTTGAAGGAACACAGTTTGTTCAAGAAAAGGCTTTGAAATTCTGTAAACAACAAGAACTTCAGAAGGCTATGGATAAGGCTCAAAAAATCATCACTCAAGGTGATTTTGAATCTTATGATAAAGTGGAGGGGTTAGTTAGAGAGGCGTTACAGGTTGGTGAAATAGAGAAAGGTCAAACAGATATTTTCTCGGACTTAGAGACAGTATTAGATGAGGATTATAGACACCCAATACCTATGGGAATACCAGGTATTGACAAACTACTTAAGGGTGGTTTGGCTAAAGGTGAGATTGGTGTAATCCTTGCACCAACAGGTGTTGGTAAGACTACTATCTTAACCAAGATTGCAAACACAGCGTTTAACTTGGGATACAATGTCCTTCAGGTGTTCTTTGAGGACAACCCTAAAATTGTTCAGAGGAAACACTTTACGATTTGGACAGGGATTCCACCTGATGAGTTGGCAAAACATAGAGAAGATGTGATGTCAAAAGTTACCGAAATACAAGAAACAATGAAAAACAAACTTGTATTGAAGAAATTGGCGTCGGATACTATGACAATGAACCAACTTAAAAATCAGGTTAGAAAAATGATTGCGGATGGAAATAAACTTGATATGATTATGTTAGATTATATTGACTGTGTATTACCTGAGTCATCATCAAAGGACGAATGGAAGGCAGAAGGTTCGGTAATGAGAGGGTTTGAGGCTATGTGTCACGAACTTAACTTGGTTGGATGGACTGCGACTCAAGGGAATAGAAGTTCTATTTCTTCAGAGGTAGTTACTACTGACCAAATGGGAGGGTCAATTAAAAAGGCTCAAGTTGGACACGTCATCATTACAGTGGCAAAAACACTTCAACAAAAAGAAATGAATTTGGCGACAATCGCGATAACAAAATCTCGTCTTGGAAAAGATGGGGTTGTGTTTGAGAATTGTAAGTTCAACAATGAACTTCTTGAAATTGATACTGAAAGTTCGGTTACATTCTTAGGGTTTGAAGAACAACAAGAAGAGAAAAAGAGAGATAGAGTCAAAGAGTTGATGGAGAAGAGAAAACAAAAGGAACAACAACAATTATAAAAAACACACAATTAATTATGGAAAAAATTTTAATAGAGAATCCCAATAGATTCGTTATATTCCCAATCGAGCACAATGATATTTGGGAATTTTACAAACAACATCAAGCGGCATTTTGGACTGCCGAAGAGGTAGATCTAACTAACGATATTAGAGATTGGAATAATCTTACTGAAAATGAACAATATTTCGTTAAAAATATTTTATCATTCTTCGCAGCTTCTGATGGTATCGTTAATGAAAATCTTGCAGAAAATTTCTTAAAGGAAGTACAATACCCCGAAGCTAAATTTTTCTATGGGTTTCAGTTGATGATGGAAAATATCCACAGTTTGATGTATTCATTATTAATTGATACATACATATCAAATGAGAAAGAAAAACAATTATGTTTTACTGCTTTGGATAATTTACCTGCAGTTCAAAAGAAAGCTAAGTGGGCACTTGATTGGATTGAAAATGCGTCTTTCCAAGAGAGACTTGTGGCATTTGCTGCGGTTGAAGGTATCTTCTTTTCAGGGTCTTTCTGTTCAATTTTTTGGTTGAAGTCAAGAGGTATTATGCAAGGTTTGTGTAACGCTAATAGTTTGATTTTCAAAGATGAGAATCTTCACTGTGACTTCGCAATTCACTT